GAAGACCTCAGATAAACCGCTAGAAAAAATGTTTAACGGTAAACAATCGGCAATACCAGTCGAGAGGTAGTAAATATGGGCGCAAGAGGACGTAACTCAGCAGCAGAACTGTCTGTTGTAAGCACTATTAGCCAAAGAAGACCTAAGCCACCGGCAGATTTAACGCCAGAGCAGGCAGAGGAATGGAGGGCTGTTGTTAGCCGATTGGACCCTGGTTGGTTCCCTCGTGAGACTCACGGCATATTGGCTCAGTATTGTGTACACGTAGCTGAGCGCAAAGACATTGATCTGATGATCTCCGAAATGAAAGGGAATCCAGACTTCGACCTAAAGGAATACGACCAGCTCTTGAAAATGCGGGAGCGCGAAGGCCGAGCAGCATCCTCTCTGGCTACTCGAATGCGCCTGACTCAACAAGCTACTTACGACCCTAAGAAGAAGAAAGCGGGGCAAGCGAAGAAGGCTTGGGAAGATTAATTGGGCTGGTCAGATAAGCCATTAAAGAAGCCTTGGCGCAAATACAAAATAAGGTATCTAAAGAATATCGCTTGGATTGAGCAAAACTGCTTAGTCCCTTCAGGCAAAGATGTTGGCAAGACCATTAGATTAAGGTGGTTTCAGCGGTGGTTTTTTAGAGCTATCTATTCTGAAGCTAATCCTTGCAGAAGGGTGATTTTCTCTGTTGGCCGAAAGAACGCCAAAACAGCTACAGCGGCGCTTTGCTTAGTTCTTAACTTGGCAGGACCGGAGGCTAGGTATTTAAGAAACGCCGAGCTGTATTCCACAGCAATGTCAAGGGATCAAGCGGCGATAGTATTTAACCTTGCAGCCAAAGTTATACGAATGTCTGAGGACTTGGCTTCTCAGGTAACGATTAGAGACACAAACAAAGAATTTCTAAACCCTGAGATGGGTATATTTTACAAAGCATTATCAGCAGACGCACCAACGGCCTACGGCTTATCCCCTGCTCTTACTATACATGATGAGCTAGGACAGGTTAAAGGCCCGCGACACGCGCTATATGACGCGGTTGAAACGGCAGCGGCGGCTCATGCTAGACCCATATCCGTAATAATCTCTACCCAAGCCCCAAGTGACAGCGATCTATTGAGTGTTTTGATAGATGACGCACGGGAAGGGCATGACAAGAAAACCAAGCTAATACTGTTTACCACTCCTGAGAATATGGACCCCTTTAGTGAGGAAGCTCTAAAGATAGCCAATCCCGGCTATGGAGACTTCCAGAACGCTGAAGAAGTCATGAGCATGGCTCAAGACGCAAGGAGAATGCCATCTCGTGAGGCTGAGTTTAGGAATCTAATTCTTAATCAGCGCGTAGAAGCCTACAACCCTTTTGTCACTAAATCAGTCTGGATTCAGTCCGGCGAGTCTCCAAGATTCAAGGGCCCATGCTACGGCGGGCTAGATTTATCAGAAACCAATGATTTGACCTCTCTTGAACTGGTTTTCCCGGAAGGCGGAACATTCGATGTTAAATCCCACTTTTGGCTGCCAAGTCAGGGCTTAGAGGACAGGGCTAGAAAGGATCGAGTCCCTTATGACCAATGGGTGAAAGACGGACATATCTTAACCACGCCAGGCAACTCGATTGAGTATGAGTTCGTGGCAGAGGAAATAGTCAGACTCTTTAATGATCACGACATTCGCAAGATCGCTTTTGACCGTTACAACATCCGACACCTAAAACCTTGGCTAATAAAAGCAGGGCTTACCGATTCATTCATTCAAGACCGATTTGTTGAGTTTGGACAGGGCTTTGTCTCTATGGGCCCAGCTCTAAGGGTTTTTGAGTCTTTATTGCTCAACGCCAAACTCAGGCATGGCAATCACCCCGTTTTGAATATGTGTGCGGCCAACTCGGTTGTTAAGCATAACGAGGCAGGAGATAGGAAGTTGGACAAAGCGAAATCACGAGGCCGGATAGACGGAATGGTCAGCTTGGCTATGGCCTGCTCTGTCGCCAATGAAGACGTTGGCAATTCTCGAATATTCCCAGTAGACCTCGCGGAGTTAGCGGTTTGATTGATCCAACACTAAAAAGAATCGCTGGGATGCACGTTTGCGACAACGGAGATCATGCTTTTGTGTGGCTATCCCATGACTCTATTGTGGGCGAGGTCACTGTTTACGATTCCTGTATTTTCAAAAAGGAGGTGGCTGCTGTTATCGCAGAAGGGATTAATGCTCGTGGTCGATTCATACCGATTGCATGGGCTAACAAAGTACACGCTGACAGCCTCCTAGAGCGCGGGTGTCGGATGATTCCAGAAGGGGTCGATCAGTCTAACTCTATGGCTGAAGTCCTTTCTAGGGAGATATGGGAAAGCATGAGGCGCAAGAGCTTCAAGTTTGATAAGCGATTAAAAGACTGGCGCGAAGAAGCTGAAACTTTCCAGAAAGACAAAGACAAAATTCCAACAGATACCCATCCCTTAATGGCCGCTACTAGAAACGCTGTCGCAAAGATTAAATTTGCAAAAAGGCAGCAATCAAGATTAGCAAAACGAAAGGAGGGGCGCAGAGTCGCAGTGATATGAGCATTAAAAATGACGCAGCAATATCAAGGCTAGAGAAGCAAGTCGAATCCATGCAAGCACAAATTGATGAGATTAAGGGCGAGCTGTTAAAAGCTCCTCGTAATAATCAAAAAAAGGCCAAAAATGAGTCTGAGTGATCGAGAAATACTCAATATCGTAGACCAAGAGTTTACAAGTGCTATGGGTTCGCCTGATGGTGAAATCTCTGAGGAAAGGGCGCTTGCTTGGGATTACTACAATTCTAAGCCGCTTGGCAATGAGATAGATGGAAAGTCTCAGGTAGTAACCTCTGACGTTTCAGATGTTGTGGACGGGATTATGCCGTCATTGCTCCGACTCTTTACAACTAAAGATAATTTGGTGTCATTTGACGCAGTTGGCCCAGAAGACGAGCCGTTAGCAGATCAGGAAACTGATTATGTCTCTCATGTATTCTTTAAGAAAAACGAGGATTCGTTTCTAACCCTCTATAACTGGTTTTTTGATTCATTGACTCAGAAAAACGGCATCGTCAAGTGCTGGTGGGATGACTGCGAGGAAATCACAGAAGAAACCTACACAGGATTGAGTGAAGATGAAGTATTTAAGCTCTTAGAAGATGATGAGCTAGAGCCTGTTGAAAGAGAAGAAAAAACTCAGCGGGTGGTCATTGAAGACCAGACGGCAGAAGTGACGCTTCACGATATTAAATTTAAGCGAACTACTACCCGTCAAAAAGTGCGTTTTGAATGCGTCCCTCCGGAAGAATATAGAATTTCTGCTGATGCAACGATGGTTAATCCATCGCGGGCGCGAATGGTAGGGCAGGAAACAGACATAAGACGGTCAGAGCTAATCGGTATGGGCTTTGACAAAGAAATCGTAATGGATTTACCGACTTCTAGTAACACACCGGATTCATCTGAGAAAACATCACGCAGAAACAAAACAGACGATACTCGTGACGCATCGAGCGACCCACTAGAAGAAGAGGTTACTGTCCGGGAGTGTTACCTAAAGTTAGATGGTGAATTAAGACAGATATTCACGTCTAACGGTGTCATTTTGTCAAATGAGCCTTGTGATCGACAACCGTTTCACGTTTTAAGCTCGAAGCCATTGCCCCACAAACACTTTGGCACTTGTCCTGCTGAAATGGTGATGGATATACAGCAAATCACGACAACGCTAACTCGCCAAATGCTTGACAATTTATACGCGACTAATAATCCAGGTCATGGCGTTTACGAGCAAGCCATTGGCGACGATACGATGGACGGTTTACTGTCTACGGAGTTTGGTAGCGTAACCATATTTGATAGGCCGGTTAATGAGTCATACGCGCCCATGACAGTGCCTTTCACTGCCGGTGCAACATACCCCATGCTCCAACTGTGGGATAAGGCCAAGCGCGACAGGACGGGCGTACATTCGGATGCTCAAGGGCTTAACCCTGATGAGCTAAAGAATATTCAATCATCTGTAATGCGTGAAGCTGTTTCTATGTCGAAAGACAAAATAGAAATGATTGCGCGTATATTTGCAGAAACCGGCATTAAGTCGCTATTTCTTCATATTCACGAGCTAATTAGAAAGCATCAAAACAAAGAAGAAGTCGTAAAATTACGCGGAACTTGGGTTCCTGTTAACCCTGCCGGTTGGCGAGATCGCTTAAATGTGACCGTAAACATTGGTTTAGGTATTGGTTCGAGAGAATCAAATCTTCTTCACTTGAATTCAATTCGTGAAATTCAAGGGATGCTATCTAGCGCGGGATACTCAAATCTAATTGTAAAGCCTAAAAATGTTTACAACATGGCCAAGGAAATTGCCAAGAATGCGGGTCAAGAGCCTGATTTATTCTTTACCGACCCCGGCGATAAAATGGCCCCTCCTAGCTCTCAGGAACAGATGGAGATTCAACAGCAGATGCAATTGATTCAGCAGAAAGAGGCTGATCTCCAAGAGCGTGAAAATCGAGTCAATAGAACAGAGCTACAGCATCAACGTGAAATGCTCAAGATTCAACAAGATAAGATTGAGCATACCGATGACGTAATGGTTGAGCTTGAGAAGCTGAGAAACCAATTAACAGAAATGCAGCTTAAATACGATGAGCCGGTTAGAGGGGCAATTGTATGACAGACAAAGCGCGTGAGGCGATAACAAGAGGCGTTAAGGCAAAATCTTTGCTAGAAAACGATCTTTTGAATAAGTGGTGGGCTGATGTTGATGTTCACCTGAATATTCAAATGAGGCAGACAGAGCTAACCAACACGCCACGAATGATAGAGATTAAGGCGCTAATGGATTCTGTCACTAAAATGCGAAAAGACTTTAATCGTTATGTAGTAGCGGGAGAAAACGCTAAGACAAGATTGGGCGATGTGAGTTTAAAAGAAAAAATACTCAGAAAAGTAGCATAAATTTTATTAACGAGGCTCTTAGGAGCCTCTTTTATTGGAGAAGAAAATGTCCGAAGTCGAAGTCTCAACACCAGAGGCGGCACCGGAAAAGAATTACGGCTTATTGGCCGAAAAAGCGTTTGGTAATAGCTTTCATGGAGATGTACAGCCTGAAAAAGAGTCTATTCCAGAAACACCGGATAACGCTGAAATACAAGAAGTGGAGACAACGGAAGAAGTCGAAGCTGTAGAAGCGCAAGAGGATTCACCAGAAGACGAGCCTACCATAGCTTCTCTCACTGAATTGCTTGAAGCGGAAGGTTATGATCAGGAGGAGTTTTTAAACCTCGTGGTCGAGCAAAAGATTGACGGGCAAACTCGTAAAGTTAAATTAAGTGATGTACTAGCGACAAACCAGACGCTAGAAGCTGCTGAGAGGCGGTTGAATGACGTTAAAGAAAAAGCCAAATCGCAAAACCAAGCTATGGCAAATAAGGAGCAAGAATTAGATCAGGCATTTAACGTGGCTGCATCTGTTTTGCAAAAGCAAAAGTTGGGGTTTGAAGAAACAGAGAGGGCATTAAATGCCGACCCTCTGAGAACACAAGACCCGGCGGAGTGGACTGCTAAGAAGCAAGAACTTGCTGATCAGCGGAAAGCATTTGATTCTGAATTAATGCAGTTTTTACGCGCTCACCAGCAGCATAAAAGCACAAGCACAGCAGAGTCAGAGCAAGCAAAACGGGGAAGGCTAGTTAAAGAGCAGGAACTATTGCTCAAAGAGCTACCAGAGTGGGCAGATGAAAAAGTGGCAGAAAAAGAGCAGAAACAGCTAGGAGAATATCTCTATAGCCAAGAACTCGCACCAGAGTCCTATGAACTGCTCACCCATGATCACAAGCTCTTAATTATGGCTCGTAAGGCGGCAAAGTACGATGAAGTACAAGCCAAGGCAGAGCCAGCCAAGAAAAAACTAGTAGCGGTTCCTAAAACCCTTAAACCGGGTTCAAAAGCACCGCAGCAAAGTTCAACACAAACCGAAATCAACCGTTTAGAGGCTGAAATTAAAGCAAATCCGAATAGTCGTGACGCTTTGATGAAGTCCACACGGTTATACCAACTGCGAAGAGGCAATTCCTAATGGCACAACCAACTAACACCTATGCAACAAATGATATGGTCGGCATCCGTGAAGACCTAGCAAACACTATCTACAATGTTTCACCTGTAGATGTTCCGTTTTCCTCAAGTGTTCGACACACAGAGGCAACATCAACTAAGCACGAATGGCAGACTCAAGCACTTGCAGCAGCGGCTAATAACGCTGTAATTGAAGGCGATGACGCTACAACTGACGCTGGTAACTCAACTACTCGCCTATTTAACTACACGCAAATCTCTGACAAGGTAGCGCGTGTATCTGGTACGGGTCGTGCTGTAACAGCGGCAGGGCGAGCAGACGAGCTTGACCACCAGATGATGCTTAAAGCGAAAGAGCTAAAGCGAGACATTGAAAAAGTATGTCTTGATAACAAGCCTTACGTTGTTGGCAACGATACTCTTGCGCGTCAAACCGCTGGCGTACCTGCTTACATTGTCACCAATATTTCAGAGGCGGGTGATGCAACTACTGCTAACGGCACAGGCTCAAACGCTCACACTGATGGCACTGCACGAGCGTTCACTGAATCTCTTTTAAAGAGCGTTCTAGTGAGCTGCTACAACGAAGGCGGCAATCCTGATTGCTTAATGGTTGGCCCTTTCAACCGTCAAGTGGTTTCTAGCTTTTCTACTAATCGCTCTAACATCCAGCGGGCAGAAGATTCAACCCTTCATGCAACCTTTGAGGTCTACGAGTCAGATTTTGGCGAGCTAAAGATTATCCCTAGCCGATTCATGGAGGCTCGTACAGCTCTAGCATTGGAGTTGGATAATTGGGCTATCGCGTTCCTGCCTGGTCGAAACATGAAGACTACAGACCTAGCGAAAACGGGTGACAGTGATCGCAGACAAATTTTGTCTGAGTATGCTGTTGAAGCTGGTCAAGAGAAATCTTCTGGCGCTGTTTACGATCTCACGGTTAGTTAGTCAGTAGTTAGGCGTATTGCGCCAAATATGATGTACTTTCCTTTTTGGAGGTTATTATGGCGCAATGCAGTCGAAACTTTTACAAGGCCCTGCGGGGCCTTTTTTATTGGAGAATTTAAATGCCTTATCCTTATGTTCCGTCACTTGCTAGTAAGTTTGTGACAGTAAAGATTAGCAATGTATCAACAGCGGGGCAGGTTTATTTTGCTCCGGGCTTTAGTGGTAGAATTAAAAATATCACTACTGCCTTGGGTGGTGCGATTGGCACTGCTCCTGCTGTTCTAACGGCTAAAATTAGCGGTACTGCTGTAACAGGCGGTGTTGTTACGATAACTCACACGAGTTCGGCAGCAGGTGATATTGATTCAGCTACGCCATCTGGCGCGAATGAGTTTACATCAACCGACAATATAGAAATCGAAACGTCAGGCGCTTCCACAAATACTGTTGAAGTTGTTATTACGTTAGAAATCGAGCCGGTGTAATGAAAAAGCTGCTAGATGTAGAGCAAAGTGGCGGGATGGTCAATAAGACCTATCTCCACACAGGTGAAGATGGCAAAGACCGCGTAACTGTTCAAACCTCACAGGATGTTGACCCCATTTTTAAACGGGCAAAACAGCTTTCTCAATCACAGGGGAAGGAGTTTAGGTTTAAAGCAGCTATTGCGGGCAATGTTATGAATGAGGCCTGTTATCAAGCAGCAAAATCTTGGGGTGTCTCCGCTCGTGAGGCACTGCAAGAAATTATGAAAGGCAAGACTGAAAGGTCAAAGAAGCTGCTCAAGATTCTCACAGAAGGCCGTGACTATCGAAAATTTCAGGCGAAGCATTACTCGTGAATATTGCCATCGTTGGACTAGCGCCCTCTACAAGGCATCTAGTGCCAGATGATTGGATTGTTTATGCCCTTCCTTGGGATAGAGAGTATTCAAGTCGAGCTAATAAGTTGTTTGAAATGCACGACAAGGCGCTGTTAGAGCTTCCTGAATCTTTAAGGACAGATAGTTATTTTAAAGACCTAGCAGAGCTTGACCAGCCTATTTATATGCAAAGGCATTTTGATGATATTCCAACATCGAGAGAGTTTCCTTTTGCTGATGTTTTGGAGTCTGTATTTAAGGGCTTCCCAAGGGGCAGGTGGTCAGAACAGAAAGATTGGTACAACTCGTCTCCAGCTTACATGCTTGCTTTAGCAATCCATGAGGGTGCGGATAAAATTGGCCTGTATGGTATAGACGTTCGAGATGACTCTGAGTTTTCTTACGAGTCTCCCTGTCTTGAATACCTGATCGGCCTAGCGGTTGGACGTGGGATAGAGGTAATCATTCCAGAAGGCCCAACACACTTAAACAAGTTTCGAGGCGAAGGCATAAAACTCGGAACAATGCAGCCCACTTATTCAAATAGATACGGTTTCCTATGAGCTTAGATACATACGATGGGCTAAAACTACAAATTGCGGCAACATTAGACCGTGATGACCTTGCGAGTCAGGCTGATGATTTTATCGCCCTCGCAGAAGCCAGGCACAGGCGAACCACTGAAACAGGTGGAATTAGAATTAAAGAGATGATTGTTCGAGAAGACATTGCTGTTAATAGCCGTCAAATCTCTCTACCTACGGGATACCTTGAGCCTTTAAACTTTAGGCTTCTCACATCCCCTGTTACAAAATTAAACTACATTAATTACGATCAAATGGACTCGGTAAGACAAGAGACTTCGGGCAAGCCTAAGAACTACACGATAGGCAACGAAATAGAGTTTGATTACTCGCCCGATTCTTCCTACACGGGAGAGATTATTTATTATAAGTCGGCAGACTCTCTAAGCGACTCGAATCAATCTAATGTCGTATTAGCTGCTGACCCCGCCGTGTACCTTTACGGCGCTTTGATAGTTTCTGCTCCATTCCTCATGGATGACCCCCGCATAGTTGTGTGGAAGGCTCTCTATGACGAAGCGGCAATGGGGCTTAACGCTGCTACCAAGAAGTCGCGCAGAGGCCGCCGTCTGGTTGCTAGGACTGCTGGAGCGATAGTTTGATTATTCCCTTTAATGATTGGCAACCCGATGCGGCAGACTTTGGCGCATCGGGGAGTTCTCAAATAGTAAATGCTGTTCCTGCCGAGCGCAGCTTTCAGCCATTCCCAGACTTATCCACCTTCTCCGATGCGATCAACGCAAGACCACGCGGAGCTATTCAGGCTTTTGATAAAGACAACGACTCGTTTACCTATGTTGGCAATGAGGCAAAAATATACTCTTTAGGTTCTGATTTATTGTGGGATGACATTACAAACACAAGCGGGGCTTATGCTACTGGTGCTGGTGAGATATGGAATTTTGTTAGATGGAAAAACAAAGTATTAGCGACTAACTTTAGTGACAATCCCCAGCAGATAACAATGGGCGCTGCTAACTTTTCAGATTTAACAACAGCTTTTAGAGCAAGAAATATCACTGTAATTGGTGACTTTGTTGTTTTCTCCAACACCTATGATGCAACGGATGGAAATCGACCTAATAGAGTTAGATGGTCGGCTATTGATGACGAGACAAGCTACACAGTTTCTCCCTCAACGCTTTCAGACTTTCGCGATATTCCAGTTGGCGGGCCGATAAGAAGAATCATCGGTGGTGATGTTGGGGTTATAGTTTCTGAAAGATCAATTTTTAGAATGTCCTTTGTTGGCGCTCCTGCTGTCTTTCAGATAGATGAAATCCTCCCAGATTTTGGGACTTTCTCTGCTGGCTCCGTGGTCGGATTGGGTGAGAATGTTTACTTGATTTCAGAGCAGGGATTTCTCGAAATTACTGGCAACGGTACGGGTGTTAATAACATTGGCGCTGGTCGTGTTGATCAGTGGTTTAAAACAGAATATGACGCTGAACACCCAGATAGAATTTTTTCAATGCCAGACCCAACGAACAATAGAATATTTTGGGCGTTCCCCGGCTCTGGAAATACGGCAGGAAGACCAAACAAGGTCATAATTTACGACAAGACTTTTAACAAGTGGGCATTGATTGAGCAAGATTGCGAGATTATTTTCCGGTCAAAGGGTTTTAATGTCACTTTGGAAAGCTTAGAAACCCTCGGTTTTGATAATATTGACACGATGGGGCTTTCTTTAGATTCCAGTTCGTTTGTGGCGGTTTCTCAATTTGCGGCTTTTGATTCAGATTTTAAATACGGATTCTTTGGGGGAGATAACAAAACAGCAATTCTTGAAACAGGAGAGACAGAATTAAACCCCGGGTTCAAGACTTCACTAAAGGCTTTCCGGCCCTTAGTTGAAGGAGGCACTGTCACAGCAGAGGTTGGCTCTAGGTCAAGATTGTCTGACGAGGTTGAGTGGTCTGAGAGTTTAAGCCAATCAGCGAGCGGAAGATTCACCAAGCGCAAAAACGATAACTATCATAGATTTAGATTTACTATTAGTGGCGATTGGACTGACGCAATTGGGGTGCATTTAGATAGAGAAGATGCGCCAAAGGGTGCTAGACGTGGCTAATACGCAAAGACCCAGCGCGCCTCTAGTCAACACTGATGAGAAGTTACACAGACGGCAAATAGCAGAACGGGCAAACATATCTTTACCCTATGACGGTTCTAGGGCGATGACGCAACCACTTCTTTTATCTACTTACACAGTATCCACACTACCAACAGCAAGTCTTTGGAGTGGTGGTTTAATTTACGTTTCAAACGAAACTGGCGGAGCAATACCAGCTTTTTCTGATGGCACAAACTGGCGTAGGTTTTCAGACCGCGCCATAGTCTCTTAGGTGAAAAAATGACTTTACAAGAACTTATTGATTCTGTTTTATCGGATGGCGTGACTCCAGAAGAGGGACAGCAAGTATTAAGCCAAGCTGTTGCTTCTGGGGCTTCTGCTGAAGATATTAGCGCCATGTCAGGAATTAGTGTTGATGAGATCAATAACTTTATTGCGTCTACGGGGATTCAGGGTAATTTGAATCAAGCACCACCACCCGTAGTTACCCCACCGCCCGTAGTTACCCCACCGCCCGTAGTTCCTCCACCGCCCGGCAACCCATCAAATCAGACTCCAGTGAACTTGCCTCCGGTAGAAAACTTGGGGAATACTTTCGCGGGGAATTTTGGGACTAATCCGGGCGCTCTTGGCTTTAATGATCTAAATCCAACGGTTACAGGCGCAGATAACGTAACTCAAACCGCTATACCTGAGTTTCTAAAACCGTTTCTTGCTCAGTCTGTTGACGCTTCCCAGGGAGCAATGACAGGACTGACTCAGCTTTTAGCCAGAGACAACGCTTTAACATCTCCATTTAATGACTTGCAGCTACAGTCACAAGTAGGGGCTTTAAATTTTGCTAACGGTAATGATGGCTTTCTAACTCAAGCTCAGGGTGTAATGCGCGAGATTGCCGACCCCGAAGATATTATCCAGCAATACAACGATGGTCGAGGATTGATGCAAAACGCATCAGGCATGGACGCACTCAGAGGTATTGCCGATGGTTCAAGTGTAGATCAATCGGCGATGAACACACTGCAAGGCATTGCCGGTGGTGTTGACCAAAATCAGATAGCTAGAAGCGCCCTTGAAAGTACAGCGGGTGGCAATTTCTTATATGGCGGCCAAGGATTTAATGAGGCGGTACAGGCATCTATCAGACAAGCACTTCCTAACATCGACTCAAAATTTGCCCTTCAAGGCGGATCTGGGGCGGTTAGCGGAGGGTTAAGAGATGCAGCCGTTGCAGAGGTTACGGCTGATGCTTTTGCCAGACAGTTTGGCAATGAAAGACAAAACCAACTAAGTGCTGCTAGCCAGCTAAACAGATATGGCCTTGACAATGCCACGCAAAGAATGAATGCGGCCAATCAAATGAATAGTTTTGGGCTTGCGAATACAGGGCAGCAGTTTAACGCGGCAAGCACTTTGGCAGGGCTTGACCAGAACACCGGCTCGTCTTTGATCAATGTGGCTAACGCTGACAGAGGCCGCCAATTTCAGGCGGCTGGTATGCTGCCTCAATTCGGTTTAATGGGTTCGCAAATCACAGGCCAAATTGGTGACTCGATACAGCAACAGGAAGAAAGAACGAAACTTGGCCAAGTCAATGCAATGCAGCAGTTACTTCAATCCTCATTCGGCAACATCAATCCCAATTCATTGTTTGGCAATATTAATAGCGTTCAGCAGAATAGCAACTCTGCATTAAGCGGATTGGGCGGGGCAATGGGTGGAGCGCAACTTGGCAGTATGTTTGATCCCGCAGGGACAGCCATAGGTGCTATTGGCGGTGGATTACTAGGAGCATTCGGATAATGGCAGGACTACTAGGAAAGTTTGGCAATTTCATCAATAACGCTGGTAGCAATATGGGCCAACTTCAAGGCAACCCTATGTTTAATATGGGTGTGGGACTATTGGCGGCAGGTGGTAATAGGCAAGGCCCAAAGGTTAGTTTTGGACAAGGCTTAGCGGAAGCCCAGCAGTATGCTAACGGGCAGCAAAACCAATTCCAGCAGCTTCAATCCCAAAGACAGGCTTTACAACAGCAAAAGGCCCAGCAAAATGCGATAAAAGGCATTCAGGGGCTTCTCAGCGCACCGCCACTAGCGAATGTGCCTGTAGCCATAAGAGCGCCCAACGCTGTCCAGAATCAACAGAATCAGCTTACAGGGCTTCTCGCGCAGGCTAACCCTCAAGCGTTTACGCAGAGCTTGATAAATCAGCAGTTTGCACAGCCTCAAACACAAAGGGCAACGGCTGACCTGAATACATTTAGTCGCTTATACCCTGAATTGCAACAAGGTACAGAGGAGTACAGGACTAAGTATCTGGAGTTTGTTCAGCAAAAAGACGCGACAGGAAACCTAGAGCAACAAGCTAGGCTTGGTCTTTTGGTTGAGCAGCTTAACGCGGCAAGATCGGAGCGAGAGAAAGGCGACGAGACAGATGCAAAAGCGCGAACTTCAATGTTCAGAGGCGTTTCCACCGACCTCAACAAGATAAAGCAGCTATCAGAGATAAATTCACGGCTTCAAGGCTCTGTTTTGGAAACGGGCAAGCCTTTGCCCGAGTTGACTAGGGCCGCTGTAGGCGGTGTTCAGGCCATTCAGGATTTACTGGGAATTGACTCTGACAAGGCTGCTAAGATAAAGTCTGATTTTGATACGTTTAATAAACTGTCTTCTGATTTCTTAATCGGCTCGCTTGATAGGTTTAACGAGTCTGGAACTGTGACCAACGTAAAGTTTAACGAACTTATAAAGTCTAACGCAGGAATAGGCTCATCTCCTGAAACTAACAACTTTATATTTGCAAGCAACATCAAAGCCATTTTAGATGCTGCGAAAATAGAGGGGATAGAAATCCCTGATGCTGATGTTTATCGAGAATTAGCAAAGCAGCTACAGGGGAACACGGTTAGTACACCAACTCCCACTGTCGAGCCTCGCGTCATTGATTTTAACGAGTTGCCTTAGTTATGAGCGATACTTATGATGTAAAAATGCCTGACGGGACTGTAGTAAAAAACGTCCCTTTTGGCATAACAAAAAACCAGTTAATGATGAAATTAGGGATAAGAGACAAGGACGTTTCGGCCCTTGCTACTTATGGACGAGAAACGACAAAATCATTGACTGATAACCTGCTGGGAATTCCAGATTTGATGCTTAACGCAGGGGCAGGCGCTATCAATGACACTCTTAGACCTGTCAGGAAATTGGGCGAGTTTGCGGGCGCTGTTGCTACGGGTAACTATGACCAATTTAGCGAAGACCCTAAACTATCAAAAGACCCCAGACGCAACAATTTAAACACAATTAATACACCTCCATTGGGTCAGAACTTCTTAATGCCTACGAGCGATCAAGTGTTTGGCGCAGTTCAGTCCGGTACTGAAGCAGCAGCAAGAATAATGAACTCTCAAAACCCCAATATCCCTTCGGCTTCTATCACTCCGTTAAACGAGGCGATTCAACAGCAGACGGCTATTTCTCAAGAAGGGCAAGAACAAAACCCTAACGCGGCAATGGCTGGCAACCTTACAGGTGATGCGGCAATGTTATTAGGGATTAGAAATCCTTTTGCTGCTGACAGAGCAATCAATCAAGTGGCGCACAGAAGAAATTTAGAGGCGGCTCAATTGCTTGCTAAAAAGGGGGCACAAGATATAGCCCGCGACCCTACTCTTAAAAGAGCTGTAAGTAACGTGTTCTCCAATGGTACTGGCGTTCAAAAGCTATTGAACACAACCGGACGAGCGGCGGAGGCGGGACTTGAGGGCGCTGTTGTTGCGCTGCTTAATGAGGGCGATCCCTTGGAAGTTGCCGCGTATAGTGCGGGCGGGCAATTAGTTGGCTCAGCGTTCTTAGGTGGTGTAAGTAAGCTGCTCAGCGGAGGCCCAACAGCAATAGGGTTAAAAGTAGGAACAACAGCCTTTGCCATGGGTTCTCTTTTTCAATTATTAAAAGAAAGCGCACCAGGCGGGCAGGATTCGCTTATAAGTTCAATTGAGTCAGGATTCCCCAAGGTAATGCTAGGCATTGCCCTCGGTGGTGTATCGGCCTTGAGCGGTGCAGGTCGCGTTTCGGGGGGGTTTCCGGTTACGGCAATCCCCAAAATAGCTGACGCCATAACCTCTATCCCTAGAGCGGTTGTTATCTCAAGTCTCAATGAGATGCTAAAAGACCAAAGCGCAGAAGTTGTAATTAATAAAATGGTTTCTGACCCCGAATATTTTACCGCGGCTGAGTCTAGGCGTATTTATCGGGCAATGACCACGGAAAGCCTGTCAATCTCAGACACGATTAAAAGCCTTTCTGAGAACAATAAATTTAACGAAAAACTAGAGGCGCTATTTTAATGGCTAACATATCTCAATGGTCGGTTACTGCTGGAAACAACAACTCAGCAGCTCCTAATGGCGCACCCGAAGGCATGAGCCCATCTGGTGTTAATGATGTTATTCGAGAGAATATGTCAGCAGGGGCGAAGGTTTACAAAGATCAAAAAGGCGCTTTGGTATCTGGCGGGACGGGAACTGCTTATACCTTAACAACTAACAATGCTCACGCAGCCTTGGGAGATATTGGCTTTACAGTGTTTAGAGTCAACACAATTAGCACAGGGGCTGCGACTATTGCAGTTGATGGCCTAGCTGCTAAGTCTTTAAAGATTAGCGGGGCGAATGTTACCGCGGGGGATTTGCCTCAAGACGTTTTAATAGGCATTGCCTATAATTCTACTACTGATGCTTTCGACGTTTTTGGAGTAGGTAGAGAAGAACTAGAAGATATTGCGGCTATCACTCATGCCGATGGTAAGATAATTGTATCTGATGGTACGGATTGGGTCGGTGAATCAGGCTCTACGGCTAGGGCTTCTCTGGGCCTTGCAATTGGCACAGATGTTCAGGCTTATGACGCAGTTTTAGACGGGACAACGGCAAGCTTTACAACGGCTGATGAATCGAAGCTAGACGCAATTGAAGCATCGGCAGACGTAACAGACGCAACCAATGTGGATGCTGCTGGCGCTGTGATGAACTCTGACGCATCTACATCCTCTATGAGCTTTGTAGTTGATGAAGATGACATGATTTCCAACTTAGCCACGAAGGTTCCTACTCAACAATCAACCAAGGCTTATGTCGATGCTACAGTGGTTGCTATTGGTGCTTTGGCGGTAGCTGGAACGCCTGAGATAAATGACTACGCCCGTTTTACTGGCGCGGCAACTATCGAAGGTAGAAGCTTAGCGGAGGTTAAAACCGATTTAGGAATTTTATTTAACAAATACGACGCTACAGGCGCACCAACAGCTAACGACGATGGTGCAAATACTTCGGGTAACGGAACATTCGTTGTCGGCTCTGAATGGGTTAACGTAAGCACCGATCTTTCTTACAAGTGTATGGATAGCTCTACCGGCGCGGCTGTCTGGGCTTGGACTAACGAGGCATCGGAAGTAAGCTATCCGCAAAACTCTAAATCAGCCGACTACACCTTGGTTATTGGTGATGCTGGCAAGCAGATATTTCATCCCGCTACTGATACTTCATTAAGAACGTTTACAATACCCGCAAATACAAGCGTTGCCTACGATATCGGCACAATAGTTCTATTTGTCAACGAAAGCGGCGCGGGAAATTTAACTATTGGCATTACTTCAGACACACTACAGAGCCTAGATGGGACCACTGGAAGCGTTTTGGTCATAGGGGGAAATGTTGTCAACGCACTTAAAATAACAGCAACTAAATGGCTTTTGTGGAGCGAGAACAAAACCGCCAGCAGCCCTTTTTATGTAGCAGTGGGCCACGCCACTAGTCCGTTTGTTTCTGCGTACCCGTGGAGCTCTTTAGGCTTTGGTGCTAAATTTTCAAATCCTTCTACATTGCCCACAGACACAGGAAATGCGGTCGCCTTTAGCCCTGCCGGAACTGAGATAGCAGTGGGCCACGCCACTAGTCCGTTTGTTTCTGCGTACCCTTGGAGCTCTTTAGGCTTTGGTGCTAAATTTTCAAATCCTTCTACATTGCCCACAAACACAGGAAATGCGGTCGCCTTTAGCCCTGCCGGAACTGAGATAGCAGTGGGCCACGCTGGCTCGCCATTTGTTTCTGCGTATCCGTGGAGCTCTTTAGGCTTTGGAACTAAATTTTCAAATCCTTCTACATTGCCCACAGGCAATGGTCTGGGGGTGGAATTCAGCCCTGCCGGAACTGAGATAGCAGTGGGCCACACCACTAGTCCATTTGTTTCTGCGTACCCTTGGAGCCCGTCAGGATTTGGAACTAAATTTTCAAATCCTTCTACATTGCCCACAGGCACAGGAAATGAGGTCGCCTTTAGCCCTGCCGGAACAGAAATAGTTGTATCACACGCCGGTTCGCCATTTGTTTCTGCGTATCCGTGGACCGGTTCCGCCTTTGGAACTAAATTTTCAAATCCTTCTACATTGCCCACAGGCACAGGAAATGGGGTCGCCTTTAGCCCTGCCGGAACAGAAATAGCCGTGGCCCACACCACTAGTCCGTTTGTTTCTGCGTATCCGTGGACCGGTTCCGCCTTTGGAACTAAATTTTCAAATCCTTCTACATTGCCCGCAGGCACAGGAAATGCGGTCGCCTTTAGCCCTGCCGGAACTGAGATAGCAGTGGGCCACGCCACTAGTCCATTTGTTTCTGCGTACCCTTGGAGCCCGTCAGGATTTGGAACTAAGTTTAGCGACCCCTCTACCCTTCCAACTGGGGGGGGAAACGGCGTGGCTTTTAATTAATAGGATAAAAAATGAACTATAAACAGTTACCAAGCACATACAAGTCAGACACTATAGCCGATGCCATGTACGCAAGAGAAATTGAATACTTTCACTATGAGTTTGATGCAACTAACTATGAATTCTTATTGGCTAACGCCCCTGAAGGCTCGGACGTTGAGGACTTGAGGAAAAGACTTGCAGATACTCGCGCTCAAATGCTAGCTGTAGATAACACCTATAAGGCTCTTGAAGCTCAGATCACAAGTCCTGAAGACCACGAAGAAGCGGTAATTAGAACCACTAAAAAGAGGGCAGAAGATGCGTTACGTTCAGACTAATAACGGCTCGTTTATTCAACATATTCTTAATGATTTTGATGCCGTCCAGTGGGATGCGGATAACAAATGTTCCGTTAGAAAACTAACCGAAGCACAGAAAACAGCCTTTGGTGTGTCTAAGCTAAAACTTTTGACACCTCCTGCGTTTAACCCTGCCTCTCAGGCTCGCACAGAAGGCGATGCGGCGCTAATCGATGGGGCGTGGACTCAGGCTTGGGAAGTGACCGATCTTGCTGGTGACGACCTAGCAGAAGCTCAAGCAAAGGCTGCTGACAATGTAAAGAAAATAGCTAACGACACATTTGACGCTAAAGCCAAAGTAATAAAATCAGACACCCCAGAATATGAGGTAGCGAGCTGGACAGAGCAGAAGCAGGAAGCAGAAGCATGGACCGCTGATAATAACGCCGAAACATGGCTGCTTGATTCAATAATCAACAGAACCAAAGAAGACAAGCAGGTGCTAGTGACTAAGATTCTAACAAAGTCAAAAGCCTACAAGCAGGCTTTAGGCGATGCTATTGGTGAGAGGCAGTCTTAATTAACTGCAAACAACCTTAGTCACCCACTTCCCATTAATATAAACGCTCTGATTGCTGCATTTAGTCGTTCCAACGGGCGGTATTACAAGAGGCTGAAAAGGCCGTATCTGAGGCTGCTGAATGGGCCTTATTGCAGGTGGATTGATAGCTGGCATATCGAATGGGTTATCGCATATCTGCTGCCTGATAGCCGGTGTCGACGTATTGAAATCATGATCTAAGAACACCCACCTGCAAGCCGCCAATGACTGGCTTGATGCTATCGCTAAAAGTATTACTATAATCGCTTTCATACTCTCTACCTCTGCTCTGATTGGGTTAGGCTGTCGAATCCAAATTCAATGCCTTGTGTACTTTTCTCCAGATAATGCGCTCAAGGTTGTACAACCTAGCGTCTATCTCTTTGCTGCTAATTCTCTCAACTTTGGCAACCTGTACTCTTTCGTCCATGAGA